CTCGTCCTATGCGCAGGGACGCCAGACGCCTCTCTTATTCTAATCTGGATTGGACAGGAGCTACCTGACTGGGCTCGTCCCCTAATAACTATATAGTCCCATCTTATTCGATAGTCAAGGGCAAAATGAAAATTATTTTTCACACGGCATCTCCGTCAGCAGGGTGGGCTGCACCATTCCTCTACCTTATGTAACGGGAAGTAACGGTTAACAATGGAAATGGAGATCCTGGTAAGCTGCACCAGCTGCGGGGGAAGCTAAAGATCCCTATTACTATCGTAGGTGATTGGCCTCTGCCAATGGGGAATGGAGAAGGTAGTCTCGCAGCTCGTCCCAGGCAGCTGGGGATGCTGGAAGACGCATCTTTTTTCTTGGCACTGTGCCAATTGACAATGGAGAGTGAAGCAATGCAGAAGAAAAAGTGTAGAGTGCCCTCTCTCCGAGGTGCTGAAGCATAATAAATGATCTGCCTCCTTGCAAATAATGGTTATAAAGCCAGTTTTTTTGAAAGGGGGATAAATTAATTTTATTACTCCTAGTTACTTTTAATTCCACAAAAACACTGATTCCGTCATGGATGCCGTAAACATCTGGAACACCTGGCATTGCCCAAGATTCCAACCTAGTCCAGTGGATACTCGGTATGTTTTTCTTAACCAACTGCCAAAGTTTAGACTCTGATTTCACTTGGCGATCCCAGTAGGATTCGAACCTACGACCCAATCATTAAAAGTGATTTGCTCTACCATCTGAGCTATGGGATCAGTATATCCAGCCATACCAAATAAAATAAACTATTAAAAGTGACAGAAGTGATAATTTAATATTGTTCAATAATAAAACAAAACCAATCAATACAACGACCCAAATCATGGTGCATTCTTCATCAATTCTTGTAGTTTCCAATACCACAACAACCGAAACTCGAAATGCTCAGCATGTATCATAGCATGTCTTAACCAACCTACACGATTCCAAAATAATTGATCTTCAGTCATTTTGATTCAGTATAATCTTTTATCCAATTCCACTCACCCTCACTACCTTTATCTTGTTCTGTAACATAGGCATCAATCATGTTAGCAATAAATTTAAACTCATCCTCTGGTGTTTGATCTGTGTTATTCCAATCTAACTTACCATTGGTCTTACAAATACCAGAAACAGTTTGTAACATTAGAATAGGTGTCATCTTTTGTAATAGCTTCACTTCTCCTCCTTAACATTAATTAGTAACTCAACCTTTTTATCAGACCACCCACCAGTAACAGTCTCAAACCACTGCTCTAGCAAAGGCACTAACTTTTTTAATTCAATACCATCATTACCATCAAGACTATCAAGTAACTGATTCTTTTTATCTTTACCATTAGTCCACTTAGTACCAATATTATTAACAACGTATTTATCTATATGCATAACTTTCTCCTTTTTTTGCCGAAGGGAACTAGCTCGGCTACTAACAGTGAGTTTATATATAGGCTCCTCTGATTCCTAAAACATGTATAATCCCAACTAATCTTATAGTCAAGACTTATTTTCTAATTCTTTTACTTCTTCAAAAGTGCTTTCAATACTGTATTGTTCTTTCAAATCCTGTAGCTTCTTTTCAACTTCTTCTCTGGACATTGAATCTATCGTGCCTGTAAGAATCTCTTTCTTGTCAACATACAAACCTGCTATCTGACCACGCCTGGTCTCTGCTGCAACGGCTGCATTATAATTACCAGCGGCAGATGCCTGATCTCTAATTCTTGCCAATGTAGAAAGAGAACGTTCTTGACTACATTTGTACCTTTCTACTGATGCACGTCTTTCTGCATCAATTGCCCTTGCAACCAAAGGATACCTGTCGGGATTCTGCAGTTCTGAAGCTCTGACTTTTGCTGAACCTGCTGCATACCCAGCCTCAATTGCACATTGAGTTGCTGTTTTCAAACCCTCGGAATGGACAAACAAAAGAATAAATTTGCGCTGCTTCTGTGTAATATTTCTATCAAACAGTAGGTCAGACAATGCTTCTGGCAATGGAGTTTCTGTTAAATCGTTCATTTCAATAGATGTTTTTTACAAGATAATATATTTTTACCAGAAAACCTACAAAAATCGAGTTTTCTTTGTATTTTGTTACTTCTTGTTACCTATAAAATTACCTCTAGGTAATCTAAAAAGCTAAGTATTCTGCTACTTGTTACCTTGTTACCTTGTTACCTGGTAGTCTAATAAAATAAAATGTATAACTACTTGGTAGAAAACATCTATAGAAACAGGTGTTTAAGCAAAAAACTTAGGATCATGCTTGATTAAGTGCATTACCTTGTCTAATGCTCTTGTTCCTTCAGACATGATAACATCCCATTCTTCTATGGTGTACGTTCTATTAAAAATTTTGTTAAAAAATTCAACAGAAACGTGCCCACAATTAGTGCACTTGTTAACCTTTTTTACTGGGCTTTTTGGTAGTTCGATGGACATAGCGTTTAATCCTTTGTAATGGGAATAAAACTACATTACTTGGCAGTTTTTTCCTAAAATATATTGAGTCCATTATTTTCATGTTTTCAATCCGTTCATACTGATTGGTCCGTGAGGCGAGGATCGTGTCCAGTAAGTCTCTTTGCTTCAGTATTTCTTCGTGATTCATTATCTTTTAGGTGGTAACCCTAATTTAGGTTTAATTGTTTTGGGTTTATTTCTATCATCCATGATTTTTTTACCTAATAATCCTGCACCAGCCCCACCTGTTAAAGCTAGACCTATTGTGAGCGCTGGATCATTAGTTGATTTTCTTTTACCGCCTCTTATAGTTTTTCTTCTATTTTTGAATTTTTTAACATCTCGTAAAGACTTTTTACTGCCCATTTTAGTGAGAGATGTACCCTTTTTTTGTAATGCTTTACCAACACCTTTTAAAGCTATTCCTGCTCCTCTAACTACTAATCCTAACATTATTTATCCCTTTTTGGCTTTTTCTTTGGGACAATCTTAGGTTTTCCCGCACCTTGAGGTATTCTATCTACTCTATCAATTAATTTTTTTCTTTTTCTTTTTCTCATTTCGTTAAGAATCTCGCTTCTTGCAATTGATTCAGACGCTTCACCACCCATGGCTTTTTTAACAGGCATTACGGATTTAGGTCCACCTAATTGTTTTCTTCTTTGTACAAATCGTGATGCTGCTTTTTTTACTGGGTCTATCGTGCTAATTGTTCCTTTTTGACTTTGACTTCTTCCAATAAAAGGAAAAACTCCTAAAATGTTAGCTATTCTTTTGACCATATTACGTCCTTTCCTTTTACGGGGCTACCGTAGAATGGTCGTTGACCTTATCAGGTAGCCCCTTTCTCGGGAGTGAAAAATGAAAAAATATTTCTCACCCCGAAAAATAGAGTAAAATGAAAAGTTTGGCAACTAAAAAGGTATTATACCGTTACTTACTACTACGACGGGTTGCGACTGGATGAATTTTGTAGTTTTTAAAGCTTTCATCTCCTTGTGCGTCAAGTGGCGGACCGTAGTAGAAGGTAGGGTTGCCTGCGCCGTCGTCCCAATACTGGTGAAAGTGTTCATCATCCTTAACTTCGCCCTGCGAGTTACATACTTTACATTGTTCGATCGCCGTTTCTCCTTCAAATTTAAGTTTAACATATCCATTTCCTTTACAATTATAACAAATCATATCGCCCTTTCTCCTTACAAAAATTTATAACCTTAAGACAATCTTTAGGTGAAAAATTATTTTTTTTATCATTAAAATACCAGGTGCAAAAGACAGTGTTTAATTCTGTATAGCCAATGTCAGGATGTAATCTGTCAACTGAAATATTGGTTACAATAGGTTTTTTTCCCTCATTTGATGAAAGTCTTTTATGAGTCATAATACAACCAGTATAAGCACATCTTTTACCATATTTTCTTTTGTGTGACTCCCAATGAAAAAATAACTTTTCAATTGTATTTAAAGTATGAACCATTTTTAAATTTCTTTTATTTTGTGCTTCTCTTTTAGAATTTTTACCTCTTTGTCTTCTCAACACACCATTAAATACACCATGTAGATAACCTTTTTCGGTATTAAGATATTCAAACTCTTTCTCTCTAGAACAAACTCTACAAAAACCACTATCATCTTTTGCATGTTGTCGTTTTAAATACTGTTTTGTATTTGGCATTATCAATTTACAATGAACACATTTAAAGTAGCCCTCTGGTGCTTCCACCAAAGGGCCTAAATCTAATGCAAGTTCAATTTGTTTTGAACGGTTCATGTACTACACCATCTTCATCTACAATCATATGGCCCACATTTGTTACAGCTAGGTGATAAGTAGTGCCATATCTTTGAATGATAATTTTTTCTATCCTATCAAGACGAGCACGAATTGAAACTTCTTTCCAATTTTTAGGATCACGTTTTGCTTTCTTTTTTAATTTTAACATTTCATCAGTTAAATTTTGCATTAATTTACTTTGTCTCATTTATCTTTCTTTTCTTTGCTTCTTGTTTTACTAAATGTGTTATTTCCATACCTGCCGAACGATCATCCTGCTCGGCAAGTTTCTTTAATAATTTATAAGTCTCAATGGCCACTGCCACCGACTTGAACTTCTTGATATCCATCTTCATCCTCTGGTTTATCTGGGTACTTGTGTTCTAAAAATTCAGGATCACCAAAATCTAGCATAGGCTGTTCTGGTGCGTGTGACACGGGCGGACAAAACTTTCTACCGACATTTTTTGCGAGTTGCGACCATGTTTCGGCATACTGCTTGTAATGTTCTGTCATTGCCAAATCACCCAAAGACTTGGAATCACTAGCACGCATAATGTTTATTTTAGCTCTAGTTAATCTAGTGCCAAGCTTGAAGCCTTCTTTAAATACAGCTTCATAATCTTTTTTTA